GCCGGTGCCATCGACAGCATGTCCATCGGCTACGTGACCGAAGAGGCGCAGTTCGATGACAGCAATGTGCGCCTGCTGAAGTCGATTGACCTGCTCGAGTGTTCGGTCGTTTCGCTGGCCATGAACGAGCAGGCCACCGTCCAGTCGGTCAAAGCCAGCCGACCGGCAAGTTTCAAGGACTGGCTCGCGCTGGACGTTCCCTTCGAGGACATCCTCGCGCAACTGAAAGGCTTTCTGATCCTGGGCACTGACGAGGCGGAAGCCTTGTGGGCCCGTCGCGCCGAGGACGAGCGGAAGCTGTCCGACGCCCATCTCGCAGCTATCGACGCGTTCAGAGCCGAGGTGAAAGCCTGCGACGAACGACTCGAGCACCTGCGTGCCGACCAGCACCCGGCGGAAGCCCGTGCCGAGGGCGGCTTCTGGTCCAACCGCATCGCGCTCGCGCGCGCACTGACCGACCGACGCCTGCGTCGGCTGGAGGCTCACTAGATGGTTACCCAAACCAAACTCGAGGACCTGACCGCTGACGCGATCAGCGGCATGAACGAATCGCAGCTCAGCGCTGAGGCGAAGGCGCGCTACGACGCAGCGGCCGAGATCGCCAACAAGTACGCCGGCCCGGTCACCGAAGCTGACGACGAGGCTGAGCTCTCGCGCCTGATGGAGACTGCTCGCAGGCTTGATCAGCAGGTCGATGCCCTCGTCCGCAAGCGCGATATCGCTGAGGGCTCAGAGCGCTACGGCAGGACGTCGCGAAACGGCCATACCCACAGCAACGGCTACGACGGGCGCGGCCACCAGACGCCAGGGGCCCAGTTCGTGCAGGCCGCGCGCTACAAGGAGATGTCGGAGTCGGGCATCTTCCGCAGTGCCAGCAATCGTGTCGAACTGACGGTCCCCTACCAGGGCAGCCTGATCGACGCCCACAAGGCGCTGATCTGGTCTGGCACCGGCGTGGGCGGCGCGCTGGTGCAGAACGATGTCATCCCTGGTGTCAAGGTCCCCATTCTCACGCGTGAGCTGACGCTGCTGGATCTGATCCCTCGCTCGCCGACCACATCGGACACGATCGAGTTTGTCGCTGAGACCGCCTTTATCAACGCCGCGGCGCCGGTGGCCGAGGCGACCGCGACGACTGGCACGACCGGTACCAAGCCTGAATCGACCATCAGCTTCGCGACGAACACGTCTCCGGTCAGGACGATTGCCCATTGGGTGCCCGTGACCACCAGAATGCTGGCCGATGCGCCGGCGCTGCGCGGCTACATCGACGCCCGCCTGCTGCTCGGTCTGAACCTGACGCTCGAGGCGCAGGTCGTGAGTGGCGACGGGACCGGCGAAAACCTGCTCGGCATCCTGAACGCGCCGGGCATCAACGTCACCGCCAAGGGCACCATGGCTGGTCAGGACGCGATCTTCCAGGGCCTGCAGCAGGTCAGGGTCACGGGCCTCTCGAATCCGACCGCGATCGTGCTCAACCCGGTCGACTTCGGCAACATCCGCCTCGCGCGGGAAAATAGCGCCACGGGCACGCTCGGTGGCTATCTCATGGGCCCGCCCAACCTGACCGGGCCGACCACGCTGTGGGGCTTGCCAGTCGTGCAGTCGCTTGGCGTACCGGCGGGCACCGCGCTTGTTGGCGACTTCGCCATGGCCTGCATGCTCTGGGACCGCGAGGAGGGCCAGGTGCGGGTCGGCTGGATTGACCAGCAGTTCATCAGGAACATGCAGACGCTGCTTGCTGAATTGCGGGCCGCGTTCACCGTGTTCCGCGGCGCAGCGTTCAGCAAGATCACCGGTCTCTAATCGTGAGCCTGTCGCGGCGGACGCGGCCGACCGCAAATGTCGGCGTCAACTCAGGAACATCGCGCCGCCGCGGCAAGGATGACTACCAGCGTCAGGCAATCTCGCCTGACGACTACGCCAATAAGGAGGCACCCGCCATGACGTCGCCACCGCATCCGCCACAGCCAGACCCGAATCCGCCGGCCGAGCCCGAGGACGAGGATCAGCCTGAAGCGCCCGAGGACGAGGAAGCGGAGGAAGAACCCAAGCAACCCTGATGGCTTACCTGACGCGCGACGAGTTCAAGAGCGCGGTCGAGATCGCCGACACCCACGACGATGCCGACATCGACCGCGCGCTCGAGGCCGCCTCGGACGTCATCGACCGCTTCTGCGGCCGATCGTTCGTGCCGCTCGACTCGACGAGCTCGGCGCGCGTCTTCGATGCCTACCAGACCGACCGCCTCCAGGTCGGTGACGTGAGCACGGTGTCCGAGGTCGCCGAGGATGTCGCGCTCAACGGCACCTTTAGTCAGATTCTCCCGTCGAGCGTCTGGCAGCTCTACCCGCTCAACATCGGCCAGCCTGGCGTCGACGGCCAGTACACCGAGATTCGCATTCGCCCTTATAGCGGGTACGAGTTCGTCGTCGGCGTCCAGGTGCGCGTGACGGGCCTATGGGGCTTCGGCGCGGTGCCGGCCACCGTCGAGCAGGCGTGTCTCATCCTCGCCAATCGCTACTTTCAGCGGCCGCACGCACCCTTCGGCCTGCAGGAAGGGCCACAGTCGGGCATGCTCGCCCAGCTGTCTGACACCGACCCCGACGTCGCGGGCCTGCTCGGCACGCTGATCATCCCCGGCGGCGGCTCGGGCGGCGCGGGCGTCGGGTCGGAACGCTGGATCCTCGTATGAGTATCCAGCCAGGGCCTGAATGGCAACAGTTCGCGGCACGCCTGGCGGCCGCCCCTGCGGACCTCGATAGCCGGCTGCGCGTCGCCATGACGACGTCGCTGTTGATGGTCGAACGTGACGCGCGGCGGACGGTCGCGCAGGACACCCGCCGTTTGTCGGGCAGCATCACGCACCGCATCACAGGCACCGGGCGCACCCTCGAGGGTAGAGTCGGGCCAAGCGTTCAGTATGGGCGCTTCGTCGAGTTCGGCCGACGCCCTGGGCGTATGCCGCCTGGGCCGGCGCTCGTCGGATGGGTGCGGCGCCACTCAGAGCTGCGCTTTGCCCGTCGCACCGCGGACCGCGAGGCTGAGCTCCTGCGTCGCGCGTGGGCGCTGGCACGCGCGATCGATCGACGCGGCATTCGGGCGCAGCCGTTCCTGCGGCCGGCCTACCAGCGCAATCAACCGACTATCCAGCGCATGTTCCGCGCGGCCCGTGCCAACGTCGTCATGCGTCTCGCCGGCGGACCAGGTGGCACGACGTGATGCGCCGCGCCACGGTCAACGAGATCTGCGACGCCATCAAGCACAAGCTCGAGGCGTTCGATGACCTGCGTGCCACGGCCACCGAGCCCGACCTGCCGAACTTTCCCAACGCCTACCCGCGGTTGGTGGACGCGACGACAACGGACTTCGACGGCGACCAGGATTACACCTTTGATATCTGGGTCGCGACGAGCCTGTCGGCCGGCTTCGGCTCGGCGCAGACGCAACTGCTCGCCTACCTGTCGCCGGCGGGCCAGAAATCGATCCAGTCGGTGCTCGAGGCCGATCCGACCCTCGGCGGCACCGTGCGCAACCTGTGGGTGCAGGCAGTCGGCCCACCCGGCCGCGGCGACCTGGCAGGACTGACCGTGCTGACGGGGAACGTGCGCCTGGTCGTGTACGCGTGAAAAAGAAGCCGTGGCTGAGCATCGTGATACCGACTATCGGACGCCCTGATCTGCTGATGACACTGGACGCCATCGATAGCCAACCCGAGGACCTCCTCGAGGGCGTCGAGGTGCTCGTCGTCGGCGACACGTACGGCGGCCGCACGCCCGACCTCGAGCAGGTCTTCGAGCATCTCAGCTGCGAGCGCCCACTCGGACGCTACCGCTACATGGAGCACGACGGCGGCGTCCACTGCTACGGCCAACCGCAGCGCACCTTCGGCGCCGCGAATGCCAGCGGCGAGTGGGTGTGGTTCGGCCAGGACGACAACGTCGCTAACAAGGACGCGCTGCACGCGATCCGCGTCGCCACGACGGCCGCCGATGCGCCGCGCCTGTGTATCTTCCGCTGGCTGGCGCCGTGGCGCGAGGTGATCTGGCGCTCACAGATTTTGGAGCAGGGCAACGTCGACGCGGATTGCCTGGTGATGCGCCGCGAGTTGGCCGCGTCGGTCAAGTGGGGCATGCGCTATGAGGGCGATTTCGATGCCGCGCTCGAGGCCGCCGCGCTGGCCGAGACCGTCGGTTGGCAGGACGCTATCGTCAGCATCGCGCGACCCGAGCGGGGGCACTGCTGGTGGCTGCGGTGAGGCTCAACGTCGGCGCGGGTGACTATCCGCTGTGGGGCTGGACCAATATTGACGAGCTCAGCGGACATGGCGTCGACGTTGTCGCGCACGTGCCGCCGCTGCCCTATGACGACGAGTCGGTCGAGGAGCTCTACGCCGGCCACTTTCTGGAGCACCTCGAGCGTGCTGAGGCTGACGAGTTCCTGCGTGAGTGCCATCGTGTGCTGGTTCCCGGTGGCCGCCTCGGACTGGTCGTTCCCGACACCGCGGAGGTCATGCGCCGCTACGTGCTCGGCGAACCTGCGCCCATGGAGTTTCCCGCCGGCGTGCACCGCGACCTGCGTGACCTGGACCAGCTGTGCGATGCCATCGTCTTTTC